CTTTGCACAAGCTAAGGACTTTTCTCTAATGGAACACTGGTACGTGATGGTAGCTACCAGTCTACACCGACTCCTAGGCGTTACCTAGGGTGAGGACAACACTAAACCCGCCCTATCTTGGGTTGTAAAGTAAATTAATCATGAGTTACAACGATTGGTTTTCGAGGTTTGAGTTGGCGTATGCAGGCGCCGATGAGTTCGCCCATAAAGACTTTCAAGCTCGTTCGTGCACACCGGACGATGCTTCACCCAAACTGCGGAGGCAAGAGGAGCTTGTCTCGGGCACCGGGTTGCCCAGACTTCGCCAGCGGGCAAAGTTGACTCATGCGCTTTGTGAGTCGTTGCAGATCAAGCGTGGTTTGCTAGGCGCTTTTCTTACGGGGCGGTGGAGACCAGACCTCCCTCGTACTGAAGGCCCTAGCGTGTCTGCTTGGTTTTCTGCTTTGATCGTTGGTGGTGTAAAGATCGTTGGTGGCGGTCTGTGTGCGACAGGAGATGTTGACCAGCAGCGACAGCCTTTCGTCAGGTTGTTGGTCGGCGAAACCGTGGTGACGGTTCTGCCGGGGCTCCTTGCCCGGCTCTCCAATTACTCAGCTTTCAGGAAGCGCACTCCTAACCTTGTTGCCGCTCTTCGTACTCGTGCGATTGAGTGGTGCAAGGCGAAGGGTGTGCCTGATGTTGACTCTTGTCTGTGTATTCCGGGTACAGTGGCCCTCGCTTATGTGAGGTCCGCTCCGGATGAGGCAGCTAGCAGCATCATGTCCACTGTCGCAGCTGAGGAATCCAGGGGTAAAGACGGTTTAGTCCACCGTTTCATGTACAATTATAACCCCTGGAGGATCACTAGTTCTGGACAAAAGTCTTTCACTTCTGAGTAGGACAGCCGCGTCAGCCTTCGGGGTGTGTGTTGGGGTCCGGAGTCTTCACCGATCCGGCCTGACGCCACGTTAGAGGTCAAGGATGATTGGGGCTGTGCCGCACAGTTGTGTAAGCGACGCATGATGAGCGCGTGGCTAACGGGAGTTGAGGGCACTTGGGTGCCCAGCTGCCACGCGACTTGCACCTGCAACGAGGTCGCTGCCCTGTTAAAGCGATCTCTGGGATGCACTCCCACACCGTCAGATGAGGGGCGACGCAACCTTTCTGCCAGTTTCGGTTGGCTTAGGAGGGTTGCGTCTCGTCTGGGGGTGTCGTCAGTGTCCCACCGTGATATAGTTCTTGGCTATAAAGGGAGAATGAGAACTAGATATGAGGAGGCCGAGCGTTCTTTGTTGGAGGACGGACCAGTTGTGTCGTCGGACGCGAGGCTTGGAGCTTTCCTTAAGGCGGAGAAGTTTAATGGGTTGGACAAGGTTGCCAAACCTCGTATGATTTTCCCAAGATCATACAGGTATAATCTTGAGCTGGCCACCCGTCTTAAACCGTTTGAGCATGCGCTGTGGCCTAGGCTACGTGCGCCGAGACGTTGGAAGGTACCTCGTACACGGGTTGTGGGGAAGGGCTTGGGGCCGCGGGAGAGGGCTAATCTCGTGGTCAAGAAGTTTGAGGGTATCGGAGCAGGTTGCGTCTGCTTCGAAGTTGATGCTTCTTCTTGGGAAGCACACCAGGACGAGTGGCAACTTGTCGAGGAGCACCGCGTTTATGCGGCTGCTTTCCCCGGCGATGCGCAACTTCAGTCCTTGCTTGCAAAGCAACTACACAATAGGGGTGTGACTTCTGGTGGAGTTAAGTTTTCTAGGGCAGGTGGCCGGGCTAGCGGGGATTTGAACACAGGCATGGGGAACACACTACTCATGCTGGCTATATGCGACTCTGTGCTGAGGCGATTCGGACTTTCCAAGTACGATTTGTTGGTCGACGGAGATAACGCTCTCATTTTCCTTGTTGGTTCGGAGGCGCCACGTGTCATTGAAGGCTTCCACCAACGTGCGTTGGATTATTCGGGCCACGAGATGGTTCTGGAGAGGCCAGTCACGGTTATTGAAGAGGTGAGATTCGGTCAGTCTGCGCCGGTGTGCGTGGATGGTGTTTGGACTTTGTGCAGGGATTATCGCAAGATATTTTCTCAGGGCACTTCGTCCCATATCCATTTACGCCACCGGAGGTTTGCCTTGTCCTTTCTCAGGGGTGTTGCTTTGTGCGAGCTTAGTCTTGCACAGGGTTTGCCCTTGGTTCAGGTTTGGGCGGACTTGTTGAGGCAGGCCACCGAGGGCTCACCAGCTGCATCTCCTGACTTCTACAGTGACTACCTGCAGGTAGGTGCCACACTGTCCGAGTCCGTGAGTACCAGAGATGTGAGTATATCCACTAGAGAGTCGTTTTCCAGGGCTTTCGGGATATCTCCTGATGACCAGTTGTTGGTCGAGCGTTCCTTGGTTTGCGAATTGAGGTTATCCGAGGGATCGGATGAGGACGCGCCAACGCGAGACGATTGGTTCTCGGCGAGTCCAGGGTTGGTTGAACCCTGGATGGATGTCTAGGTCTGTTTAGTGCCGCCAGGTGGGTGTAGGGCGGTTGGGTTGTTCCGTGGGGTCTAGTTATGTTGTTCAGAGGAAAGCGGCCGACTACATGGTTGTATTAGCGCGGTTTCCACACCTCTAACGATGTCCTCACCTGTCACGCAAGACCCGAAGGGTGCTTTTGGCCGTGAAACACGTGTGTTAGACTGCAGGGCGGTGCTTGTTCCAGACCCTACCCTGCCTTCGTCGCACTTCCCATAACTTAAGACTTTAATAGGTCTTTTGGGTAACTACTCATTTCTGGGACCTAAATCAGTACTAATCAAGCAAGAGCGTAGGGATACGTTAGTCCGAGGGCGAGTCGAAATCGGAGGGGTTATTGTCTCCGAGCTGGTGGTGTGTCAACAAAGGGAGTGTGCAGCGTTTACGCCGATTCGTTCGGTATTGCATGTGCCTCTGTACTGATAACGCTGGAAATTCTGTGGGGAAGTACACTTTGATCGTAGTGGTGACACCGAGGTGCACACTGCGGTAGTGGGATTAGCGGAGCTTGAGATATACCTGTGTAGGAGTTCGTGGGTGTTTAGGTGAGAAACCACTACAACTCGTCCGGCTGTGAACCATTGGGGGCGGGCTTTAACCCTGTCACGGGGGTTGTGCAACGTGACGACAGTTTCGGGGATGCGTGGGGAACCGGAACTTGACTGCGAAAGCAGCTCACGCGCGGTGAAGACCGTTACAAAACTAGGGTGGCGACCTACGC